GCTCAGCCTGGGCTGGTGGTGCGGCGTGATCACCCCCTGGCCCGCCAGCTCCATGCAGTGGTGTGGCCCAGCGCTGGTGAGAGATGAGCGCCGAGCCGGACATAGTGGTGAGGGCCGTCAAGGCTGAGAACGTGCGCCTCAAGGAGGAGAACAAGGCCCTCAAGGAGCAGATCAAGGAGTTGGAGCGGTTGAAGGGGGTTAGGTGGAGGGGGCCCTGGCGGCGATGACCTGGGTAAGTAAATCGCAGAACTATAACAAACGTATGGCTAAAGAACTAGATGATGAAATCACCCAACTCCAAGAGCAAAACCGCGCCCTGCAAGCCACCAACACAAAGCTGACGCTGCGGGTGCGGGAGTTGGTTGATGGCATAGACAAGTTACAAAAACAAGCGCACAAGGGCGAGTGCTTTCAGTGTCTACCGTTGTGGGAAGGGGTGCGGCATTTCATTGGTGTGCCTCATAAGTGCAAGGTGAAGGGGTGCGGCATTGCAATGGCTGAAGCAAAGGAGGGGGTGATGTTTGATATTAGAACTCCAGAGGATGCTTGGGTTGTTGGGTGCGTAGCTGTTTTGGTTCCAGTTTTATTCATTATCATTCTAGCGTTGTTGGAAAGGTGGGGGTGATGCTTAATCTATACCCACTAACTAGGCATTGGAACAGTTTTGAAATTATGAAACATCCACGCTGTCAACGCTGGTGTCTTGTGGTGAGCGGCAAATTCAGGTGTTTCTGGTGTGCTAGGAGAAGGGGCAAGGGGAAGTGATGGCATTTAACATGACAGAAGAGGAAAACCGCCTTGGTAATGAGTGTTGGGAGAAGGACAAGCAAATAGCTCAACTCAAAGCCGACCTCGCCAAATTCGGTGGGCATGTGGCTGGGTGTGCTTTCCTTAATAAGTTTGCCTACGGTGCTGGACCTCAAAAGTGCGACTGCGGCTTTGCCGAAGCTAAGGAAAGGTGGGCGTGATGGCTCTACCGCACAGAGTTAGGAAAGCAACTGAGGTTATATCAGAACTGAAAGAGCAAGTGACGGAACAGGACAAGGAAATAAACCAACTACAAGCCACCAACACAAAGCTGACGCTGCGGGTGCGGGAGCTGGTAAAAGCATTGGATTTTTACGCTGACCACAGGAATTACCACACTTATGGTGATGCATACCCAGGCCAAGGAGTATCTGGCTCAGTTGTAACCAAGGATAGCGGCAAAAAAGCCAGGGAAGCACTCACGGCAATGGAGGAGGGGGAGTGATGAGCCGCAAAAAAGTATTTATAAGTGATGGAACGTGGGGAATCATCATAGTGGAGGAGTGATGGACAAAGCAGCGATACGGGATCGGCTAGAGGAATTTTTAACTCACCTTGCCGGTTGCGCTTATTTCAATGGTGGGCCTTGTGACTGTGGTTTGGAAGCCGCCTTCACCCAAGCCTATGAGCAGGGCTGGAATGAGGCTGTGGAGGCTGCGGCAGAAATTTGTGGGCGCGTTCAAACTACGCAAGGTGAGGCAGCAGCAATACGCCGCCTACGCATTGAGGGCAAGGGGGATTGATGAGAAAAACGATGGTTACGGAACGCGCGTGGATAGTGAGAGACAAGAAGGCTTATGGGTGGATTTCATCCTTGGCTGGTACTCGCAGCGAGTCCATAAAGAAGTTTGTCGATGAGGCATCGCCGTGGGTTGCTTGGTATCGCCAGGGGTTTAGATGCGTCAAGGTGAGCATCAGTGAAATCTGAGGGTGAAGAGAAGGTGAATCACGTCAGACAAACGTCAGACTCAAAGCAGCCAAACTCACAAGACTAAGCATGACAGCACTTACAAGGAGAGAGGGGGTGTGAATGAGTAAGCACAAATCTATATTTCACCCAGGACAAATTATTGAGATAGACGAAGACGGCAAAGTTACTTACCCGAAAACTGACACGGCGCGGTTAGACTGGCTAGTTGGTGAGCCTGAACGGTTGGCATGGCTGCGTAGCCTTTGGTTTGTTGAAGATGATAGGCCAAATTCACCGAGAGAAGCCATCGACAAGCAGATGGGTGAAGAAGAAGTGAAACCCATCAGGTTTCCGTCAGACTCAGAAACGCCAATCAGGGAAAAGTAGTAATGACAGCACTTACAAGAAATGGGCAACCAACTCTCTCATTGTTTCAAGGAGGAGCAGTGAACTATCTTATATGGCTGATAACACTAGGAATCGTGGGTTGGGTAGGAGGCTACTGGTTGATTTTGATGTTGACCTAGACCATACTGGAGGCGGGGTGGGAAATCACGCCCTTTTAGGATTCTCTCCTCAGTTTATCCTTCCGGCAATGCAGTTTCCCGCCCCGCATGGCTATGAAGAAGACTCAAATGCGCCAAAAGGCTGACTTCAAGCCCGCCGACATGGCCAAATTGGACCGCCGGGGCCACAATGAGGCCCTCCAGCGCTTCTTTCACTCCCTCGGGGAGGACGAGATGGTCCAGGCCCTCCACCACTCCGCCGATCCCCGCGTCCTCCAGCTCCTGGAGTATATGTTTGACCCCAGATACAAGAATGACGGCTTCACCAAGCTCTGTAAGGAGTGCAATCTCCACCTGGGGGACATTGTGGACGTATTTCGGCGCTACAAACTCGATTTAGGTATCGTCGCCATGGCCAAAGCGGCCCCCATCATCATGAAAGACACTGCAGAGGACGCCAAGAGCCAAAAGGCCCTCTGTATGACCTGTATGGGCGCCGGAGAGGTGCTCCAGACCGCCCCAGACCCCGCCGAAGAGCCGGAATCCACTATTTGCCCTAATTGTGTCGGTGAGGGCACTTTCAAGGTCCCTGGACACGACAAATCGCGTGAATTGTTCTATAAGACCATGGGATTGACCAAGAGGGACCCCATGTTCGCCCAGCAGATCAATATCGGCCCTTCATCCGCCCCGCCTTCGGTTGAGGAGTTCGTTACGGAGACCCAGAAGGCGGAGAAGGCCGATAAATGACCCCTGAAGTCGTTGAGAAGGGGATGGGTGGCCTCTTTTTGATCCCATGGGTCCTTATCTGGCTTTTGGTCTTTTATTCATATAGGTGGTTCAAATGACCCGTATGGTTTCCGAACCGCTCGCCGCCCAGTCCATATCCGGATTCCGCTCCACTGACGACCCTATCGCCTGCGAGAGGAAGCTGGCGGCCGCTGTCATCTTCCTGGCCTGGAAGGACGCTGTTGAGGGCGACAAAGGGGCCTTCAGGTTCGCCCTGAGCGACGACACCCTATTCCCGCTCTGGTGCAAGGTCTGTGGGCTCGAATTGGATGCTGTGAGGGCCTGTTTCACGCGCCTCCAGCACGGAGAGCGTATCGAATGCCCGGTGGTCGATTATCGCCGCCGCTGGGTCCCAAATGCTCTCTCCCTGCCTGAAGTGCGCCACGCCATCCGCCTTTTCATCCAAGTCTCTCCCTCAACCGACAATCGCCAGGAAGTGTTCACCTGGATCGCCCTGGAGATGGAGAAGAAGGTGCAGGCCATCGAGAACCTATTCTTCATGCTGGCCAGGCGGGCTAAGACCCGCAGGAGCAATATCTACCTTAGTGGGCTCAAAAGAGAGTTCTGGGAGGCCTGGACGGGCGAAAATGGAGCATAAGGATTACGGCGACATGCAGGCTGAGTCTGCCCGTCAGAAGCGGGCCTTTATTAATATTGATATCACCCGGGTCAAGACCAAGGTCGTAGAGACCCAGCTCACCCGCATCGCCAACGCCCTGGAGCAGCTCTTAGTCGAGGCCTACAGCTACTACACCGACGCCCCCACCACAGACACCTCGGGACCCGAGCCTCAGGTTATATATACCGACCACGACGAGCAGGACATCCAGGACATCCTGGATGAGGTGAAAGAGCGCTGATGGACGAGATCCTTGTTCAGCCCTATTCCAAGGAGTGTATGGTCTCCTGCCCTAAAATGACCATCTGGGTCCAAACCCGCCAGCTCAAGCACACCTCTATCATCGTCGACACTGCCCCCATTTGTAGGAAGTTCATCGGGCAGAAGTTCACCAAACTGGTAGGGTGGATGGCTTCCAGATTCGGTCATGTGGAGGTGTTTCCACTATGAGTAAAACGCAATACGAGCTGGATTGGCCTACAGAGGGAGACAAGGTCATACCCTTTTATCTGCTTGCAGATGCGGTGCGAAAGGCTTTCGATTTTACATTCAAACTGGAGGATGTGGCTCCCGACTCCGACATCCCTTGGACAGGCCCTCCGCTCGGGAAAAGGGAAAGAGCTACCTGTTTGAGTCCTATCGAGAAGCTGAAGGCGGAATCTCTGGCCTGGGTGCTGGAGGATCAGGGGAGGGACAAACTCAGTGCTCTGATCAGCTTGGCAATCCAGCTAGGGATAGAACAAGGGAGAAGATGCCTGCGCTCTGAGGAAAGTGTGTTTATGGAGATAGAGAAGCTGAAGAGGAGAGCTGGTGTACTCCCCTAAGATCATAGCCCGCAACATCGACGCCTACCAGGCCCGCCACGACATCACCCTCCGCCCCCTCTCTGTGGAGAACGCCCAGGAATGGCGCGAGCACCTCACCTCCCTCATGGACTCTTCCGGCACCCTTAAACGCCCCTTAAATGACGAGGAGCGCTACATCATCCGCAACGAACTGGCCCTCTGCCAGCTGGACTTCAAATACTGGGCCAATCGCTACTGCCACATAGCCTACGATGGCGTCGAAGGGGGCGGGGTCGGTCTGTTCAACCTGTGGGAGGCCCAGGAGGTCATTCTCAAGCACTTTGCCCGTATCGAGGAGGAGAACTATGAAGCAAAAGATGAAGGTTATCCTGTTGAGGGGATTAAAGTTACTGATCACAAGGCTCGTCAGTTGGGAGGAACAATGTTCGCTCGTGCCTGTGGAATGCACAGACTCACTCTTTTTAGAGATACACGGGCAATGGGAGCTAGTGTGGACGAGGACAAGATCCTGGAGCTATACAATCGAGACAAGCTCATCTGGGACAACCTCCCCTGGTACATGCAGCCCAAGATAGGGTTCAACGTGAAGGCCGAGCATCTCTCCTTCGACGCCCTCAACTCCTTCGTCCTCTACCAGCACTCCCGTATGCAATCCGGTCTCGGCCAAGGTCGTCAATTCGACTTCGGCCACCTCACCGAATGTGCTTCCTGGCCCTACCCACGCATGATCGAGCTGGACTTCTTCCCCACCCTCCCTCAAGGCATCCGGACCCTCTGCATCCTGGAATCTACTGCCCAGGGCCGGGGCAACTGGTGGCACGAGTTCACCGAGCAGGTCCGAGCGGGCCACCAACGCGGCTGGAACTACATCTTCGTCCCCGTCTATGCTGAGAAGAAGAAGTACCGGGCCCGCGTTCCTCTGGACTGGAACCCTTCCCGCATCACCGCCCTCTATGCCCAGAAGATCCACGACACCTCTTTCGAGTGGCTCGGTCACTCTTACACCCCGCCCAAGGAGCACCTCTACTGGTGGGAGACTGAACGCGATGCCGCCATCAAATCAGGCATTCTCAACATCTTCCTCACAAATTACGCCTCGACTCCGGAGGAATCTTTTCAGCATACCAATGTTTCAGCGTTTCCGCCAGAAGTTTTGGAGAATCTAAGGCGTCGTGCTACAATAGCTAAGGCGTTTGAGTTTATACCCAATGCTAGAACAAATCAATAGAAAAGACATCAGAAGGTTCAAGGACATAGTAAAGCATTCTTGGGGCTGCTGGATCTGGCAGGGCTACAGGAACAGTGGAGGTTACGGTTCCTTTTCAGTGAAGAGCAAGAACATCTTCGCCCATCGATTCTCCTATATAGCGTTCAAGGGCCCGATCCCTGAAGGGATGACTATTGATCATCTCTGCAGGAAGAAGTCTTGCGTGAATCCGAAACATCTTGAGGCAGTTCCTCAACGAGAGAATCTCCTCCGCAGCAAGAAAACCCAGGCTTCCAAAAACATCTCCAAGACCCACTGCAAACGAGGCCATCCTCTCTCCCTCGAAAACGTCCAACTCAAGAACGGTCATCGGATCTGTAAAGAATGCCGGAAGATCTACAACCGCGAAACCTATGCCCGTCTCTACAGTAAAAAAGCTCAGGACGGAGAGGCTTGCCTAACAACGCTCAGAAAGAGAGGGAGAATATGAGTACTTGTAACCATTGTGGGCATCCTGACCCAAGAGTATTTCATAGTTGCGTTGATTATCTTGAAGAAAAGGTTGCGAATCGTCAGCGCCAAACGGAAGCCCTTCAGGAAGAGAACAAGCAGCTCAAGGTTAAGAAAGCGAAGACCATAGAGATAACTGCCGTGTGGCTGAGACGGATGGGTACCGACGCTCAAGTTCTTGTTGAGATTGATGGCGAGTGGAAATTGGCGGCACATGACTATTTCGGCAGTAATTTCAGCCATATAGCGGAGGCTCTTGGTTCCAAGCACTGGCCTGTAGATACTGACCTTGACTAGGGTGCCAGAGATATATTATGAGTAGCCCCAAAGCCTCCCCTGCTAAGGCCTTCGAGTTCCTTCCCTCTGCTCGCAACTAGCTCAATTCAGGGAAAAGGTGCCATACTTTCCAAGTGGAAGCTCTCACTTTAGGCAAACTAGGCGACCTCATCCCCATGACTAACCTGGACCGCGACCCCCGCGGCATCGTCTTCGTTAACGAGCCCCCCAACTCCTCCTCTACTTACTTCATGGGTGTCGACCCCTCCAAGGGCATCACCGGCTGGAGTCGAGAACTCCGCAGCAGAGACGACCTCCGGGTAGACAACGCGGCCATTGAGATCGTCAAGAAGAGCAAGGGCGACGAACCCGACGTCCAGGTCTGCGAGTACGCCGCCCCCATCGACCCTTATGATCTAGCCGTCTATGTCAACGCCTTAGGGCGCATGTACGGGGGCAATGACGAGGACGGTCAATGCCTCTGTATCCCCGAGGTCTGGCCCGGTCCTGGTCTCCCCACCCTGCGAGAGCTCATCAACCGCTTCGGCTACACCAACATCTACGTCTGGCGCTATGTCGACTCTCTGCGCCCCAAGCTCACCACCAACTTGGGCTGGACCTCCACCGAGAAGACAGTCCGTGACCTCTGGATCCGGGGCACCCGCCACATCGTCCAGGAGCGCATCAACCTCTTCTCCCTCCCTTTGATCGAGGAGATGACCGACTGCGAAGAGGATCCCGTCAAGATGATGGGCAAGGCCATCTACGGCAAGCATGATGACCGCGTCCGTGCTCTCCTTCTGGCCATCTGGGCGGCCCATGACTGGTCCCTGGAGGTCGACAGCGTCCCCACCTCCGATCTCTCCCTCCAACCTAAAGTCAACTGGCAGGCTTCCGACATCTCCATCGACCGCATGAATGAGGAGTGGAACGAGCAGTTCGGAGCCCTGATCGACGATTAAGCTATTCTCTCCTTGGGGCCCGTCGCAACTTTAACTCCTTGATCGCTCTTAGGGTTGGTCCCTCGGCGGGTCCCGCCCCAGGCCCCAGGGGGCCTTTGAGGGTCCCTGTCCTGTGTATCCTTAGCAGGGACCAAAGAAAGGAGTTTACATGCCAATCACGCTCTGTAGAGTCAGCTTTTCCATACCTGAAGATCTCTACACCATCTATGAGCAGGACGCCGCCGACAGCAACAAGACCGTGGAGGAGGTCATCATCTCCCGCCTCTATACCTGCAGGGGCCACGACAGCTCCCGCGCCCTCTACTTCAGCGACAAGCAACGAGGCAGGTTGGAGGCCATGACTGGGGGCCGTATCCTCCCGGACGCCGACACCGCCTTGAGGCGCCTGGAGAACCAGGCCTCCATCCACCTGGACAACACCAAGGTTACCCTCTCTCCTACCTTGCTGACCCGTCTCAAGTCGCGCTGCGGGCGTAACCAGTCCTTCATCGAGTTCGTCAAAGAGAAGGCCATCGAGGGGCTAGAGCGCTACGCCATGATGCGATGAAACAAGAGACCAAAGTAGAGATCGATAGGGCGATGGCGCAGATAGCCAAGCGTAGGCCTGGAAGGAGCCGACTGGTCTATAACAAGGTCACCAGAACCATCGATGTGATGAGCCGGAGCGGACTGGTAGAGCGGAAGGTAGGAGTAGCCCTCTACATCACTGACGCTGAGGCTGATTTCATCTGATGAGCAGCAAGGAGGCTCTCTATGAAGGACATGCACCCTGCCCCGATTGTGACCTATACCTGGCCGTGGGGGATTGGCCTTGGTGCCCCCACGAACCAACTCGACCCTCTCACCATGCTGTTCATGTTCGAGAGCGCTCCGTCGTCTGGGAACACCCCGGTACAGGTGAGATTCGTTACCCTGGCCGCAATGACGCTCCCATGCCGGACAGGTACTCCCGTGAGGGGTTTGTCCGTAAGGAGTTCACCGATCTACGCTCTCTTGAACGCTTTGAACGCTCCCATAACGTCCTGAATGATAAGGCTCACTACAACCCCGGCAACTCCCTGGACCAGGAGGAACCTTCGCGCAAACGCATGTCCGACCGCGAGAAACGGGATCTCTGGGCCCAGTGCCAGCAGGAGGCCAGATAAAGTAACCTCATGGCCTCAATCATCCAGAACCTCACCCGTGACAAAGCCTCCTCCATCCCCGCTGCCGACAACCACCGCCGGGTGATCGGCTGGGCCAAGGAAGCCATCTCCGAATCCCAGGCCTTTCTCAAGACACAGCCCCAGTACGACCGCATCGCCCCCACCATCGCGGCCATCAATGGCTCATTCGATCAACCCTTCGGCAAGTCCCTCTCCGGCACCTCCCTGAACCGCTTCGCCAAGATCGCCCTCAACCTGGTCGCCGGGCTCACCGACACCAAGCCCTTCTGGGATTACAAGACCGAGAATCCTCGCTTCAAGCAAACCGCCGACATCCTGGGTAAACTATCCAAGCACTGGTGGACGGGACGCTTCATCGATCTCCGTTTTGCCGACATTGTCAAATACTCTGCCACCTCCGGCACCGGCTGGGCCCATCACGTCGGATGGAATAGAGACACCAATGATCTCGATATACTGGCAGAGGACCCTAGAGATGTACTGCCAATTAGACCGTCTACCTATTATTCCATCCAGGACGCCATGGGGGTCATCGTCCGGCGCGAGAGAACGGTCAACTATGTCAAGTCCCTCTACCCCGAGTCCGCCCATCTGATTAAGGCCGACCGGGACGGCTCCTACCAGGCCTCAGAACAAGGTGGACGCGCCGGTCGACTCCTCACTGCCCTTAACAACCGTCTCTCTCCCTTCCACGCTTCTCTCCTTGCCGAGCGCTCCCACCAGCGCCTGGATAAGATCCCCACCGTTGACCTCTTCACCCTCTATGTCAAGGACGAAGGCATCAACAAGCTCCGTGTACCTGTGCAGATGGGAGAGGCTGACAAGAACTGGGCCTACGTCGTGGATCCAGGTAAACCCCTCTATCCCCGCAAGCGCATGATCGTCTTCACCAGCACCGCTGTGTTATATGACAACACCAGTCCCTTCTGGCACGGCCTCTTCCCTCTCAACAAGCTGACCCTGGATCCCTGGCCCTGGTCTTGGCTGGGCAAAGCTCCCTTATGGGACGTCCTCCCTCTGCAGGAGTCCCTCAATCGCACCCTACGCATCGTGGACGACCACAACTCTCGCGTGGCCGAGCCTGGAATCATGGGAGACAAGAACGCCATCTCCCGCCGGGGGATGAAGAAGCTCAATACCCGCCGCCCGGGACTCAAGTTCCAGTACAACCCCATGTCCGGCAAGCCTGCCCAGATGCTCTATGAGCCTCCTCTCGACCCGGCAATCAATGAATACGTTTCCTTCCTCATCGAGCAGATGGACGATATCTCCGGTGTCAAAGATCTGGCTTCCCTCATGAAGCTCAACCAGCTCCCTGCGGCCGACACCATCGAGAAGATCACCGAGAGCATGACCCCCTCCAATCGCCTGCGCTCCCGTTACATGGAGGCCTTCGTGCGCGAGTTCGCCATGATGAGCATGTCCAACTTCTTTCAGTTCTACACCACCCCCATGCGCCTGGCCATCCTGGGCCCCAACGCCATCACTGCCGAGGACTTCGACTTCGATCCCGGCTGCCAAGCGGGTACACTTTTAAACGTTTGGTTAGCGCGGTAAGGAATGACATCGGAAGTAATTTTTTAGAATTTATACAATCTGGACGAGATTTTTTATATAAAGAAAGATTGCAACAAAGCCT